ACCGTTGAAACCCTGTTGAGCTTCTTCGGCTAATCTTTGAGCGACCTTTTCTCGGAACACATCGACCTTTTTCAAAAAGTCACGTTTGTACTGTTCTAATTCTTTAATAGCTCTATCAATGTCTTGCTCTGATAATCCAAATGAAATTTTGTGTTTAGCCACTTACCATCACCTTACTGATTGCGATAGACACAGCGTTCATACTCTTGGCAACCTTCTTCACGACATAATCGTGGGGGGTTACGACTTCGCCGGATTCGTTGACAATCAACTTACCGTCTTCATCGACTTGAGGAACAGTGTCTACCCACAGTATTGTGTACTCGTCAATCGCCGGAGCGTCTGCGTCCATGACAATAACCTTGTCGTAGGATTCATTCTCACCGAACTGTCGAGTTTGGGTTTCACCCTTTGCGGCAGAGATATTGGCGAAACATTCAATCGGATTACCATGTTTGACATTGTATTCGCCTGTCAGATTTCCGTACTCGTCTGTCACAGGCTCTTTGCTCTCATAGAAAGCGTAATGGAATTTGACCTTGTTTCTCACCATGCACTTCATCGTATCACCCCACAATGAGGTGTGACCGCTTTCAGCATGGAAGCTGGTACATCTGCGTTCTCGTAGGAACGAGAGATACCGTTTTCCGAGTGAGAGGTCTGTCCTTCTGCACCTCGCTTATTTAGCAAGTAAGCGGCAATCTCGAGTTGGAGAGTGTCGTATTTGGAAGGAACTTCGGTAACATCGTCCTTGTACGGATAAGCTCGGGCGATGATTTTCTTACCAGCGATTAGAAGATAAGTGGATAACACCTCGTCAGTGTCAGAGCCACCGACCATCGCTTTCAAAGCTGTGAGCTTTTCTTGTTCGGTCATGTTATCCACCTCCAATCATTAACCAGCAGAGACAGTAATCTTAACCGCCTTTGTAGCGTCAGTGAGAGCCGCAAGGTAATACTTACGAGAGTAAATATCATTCTTACGAACATCTGCGTCACGTTCGGTTTCAACCTCTGTACCCTTCTTGTTGAAGATAGTAACCGCTTCCTTGGTAGCAACAATTACAGTGCCAGCCACAGCGTCCTTCTTGGTATAGATGTTTACACCAGCGACAGTGCCAACATAGCCGGAACGAGCGAAGCTCTCAACATACTTGAGGTCTTCACCGAGATTCTTACGAATAGCCGCCATATCATCAGCACATACGAAAGCGAAAATGCTTACACCCTCGATACGCTCAAGGTTGAGCTTCGCCACAGCGTCAGCAAATGCACCGAAGTTAAGTGCGTCTGCATTGACAGTAAGAGTAGCCTTGTTGAACTCTGCGAACACGTCAGCGTTTACAGTGTTGAACATATCAGTACCCATGTGACGGAGACCAACAGGAACAAGCATAGGGTCAGTCATTTCCTGTTCATCGTAGTAAGTGAAGTGATTCTGTGCTAACAGAATCTCGTATTCCTGTTCAGCGTAAGTAACTTCGATTGCCTTGCTGTTACCTTCGCCCATAGCGAGCTTTTCAGTACCATCAGTAGCAGAATAGACGTTAATCTTACGCTTCATGCCAGCAGTACCCACAAGGGAGTTATCAACAGTACAGAACTGCTGTAAATCCAAATGGGAGTTAAACTGGTCTTCAATCTCGTTAGAGAGATAGAAATTATCATAAATCTTATGAGCCATTATTCTTTACCTCCATATAATTCTTTGTATTCATCGGGGTGTTCCACAGAGTAAGCGTAACGCTCCTGTGGGGTCATTTTGCGGAGCTTTTCAAGCGTCATAGTCTTGGAATCTCCGTCACCTGTCGGTTTAGGTGTATCTTTAAGGGCTTCCGCACGAACCTTCTTTTCAACAGCTTCGAGGTGCTTCTTCTGATTTGCGAACACCTTTGCGGTATCACCGTCAGCCATAGCTTCGGCAGTTTCCTGTGCCAGCTTCTCGTCATAACCCATGCCGAGCAATTCAGCCTTGTGTTCGGAAACGGTACTCTTGCGAAGCAGAGCTTGATAATTCTTCTCTAACTCCTCACGTTCCTCTTTTTCCTTCTGCTTTGCGGCTTCATCGTCCGTCATTTTGTCCTTGAGCTGTTTCTTGGTATTCGCCAACTCGGAAGCGGTTCTATCGAACACGTCCTTCTTTACATAGCCGCTATAATCCGGGTCGGGCATATCAAAGCCCTCCAAAGCGGCAATTTTCTGTTCCGGGGTCATGTTCTCATAACCCTCGATTTTGGTAACATCTACCTTTGCCATACGAAAATCCTCCTTGTCTTTTTACGTTTTCTGTAACGATGTTTGCGATTTAAGGTTTCTCTACCTTTTTGCGTTTTAGGGTCTTCTCTGACCTATATAGAAGCGGCGAACCGCTTAAATATCATCGTCCGGGTCGTTGTTATCACCTTCGCCCGGTTCATTCTTCTTCATACTTTCCTCGATTTTCTTCTGCTGTTCCTCGTAATATTTCATACTCATGGTGTACGCAGATTCACTATCAGAGAACATACCCGAGTGCTGGAAAGCGAGCTGTGGGTGAATCTTCGGATTCTTGAGCATAGTGTCAAGTACCTGTGATTTACTCTGAATGTTCTCGTAATTTCTACGAGTGAACTTCATATCAATATCCTTCAAACGAAGGTTGAGACCTCCGAGGTCACGACAGATACGAAGTGCCAGCTTGAGCATTTTCTTTTCGGAACGCTTGAAGATATTCTCACTATCCTTTGCTCGAGCTTCTGCGTCAGACCAACCATCACGAAGCTGAACCGCCGCTCCTGTGTCGGAGGTTGAAGAACCACCGTTACGATTTGGCATACCGCAAATGGTAAGTACCGCTTCGTAGTAATCGTCCTTCAAGGTCTGTGACTGTGTTTGGTTAAGCTCGGTAGTAACCACGTCCACATCGGCAGTCTGACCGTCTACGGATTTCACCTTGATAGCTCCCAATTCCAAAAATTCTAAATATTCGTCCTTGGAAATATCGCAGTTAATGAACTTGATAAAAGCCTGTATCAACTGTTCCATACCGTCCATTCGGTTACTTCCCACATTGTTGATTGCGTCCAAAAGAGGAAGCACAATCTCGAAAGCACCCAAACGAGCGTTGTTTGCCGGATATTCAAAAATCGGAATCATGTCGAGAGCATGAGGTTTTTCCTCCATGACGATACCATCGTCAATGAGGTAATAACGATTCTCCGTATAAATGGAGTAATGGGTAATCTCGTTATCGTCCTTGCTATACTTAACTGCCATCATAGGCTTGTTGCCGATTTCATTTGAATAGACCACGAAAGTGTCTCTTGGGTCGAGAGTGAACATTTCAAAAGGAGCTTCGTCCTCCTCATTCACATCGTCCGGCAGAAGTAAGCGGAAAGCAGTACCACAAATCATTTGCCACTCAACAACCTCTTGGTCTTGAGTTGCTTTGTCCTCTGCGAACATGAACTCGTTGAGCTGGTTGATTTCATTTACTACCTGTTCGTTACCGTTGCGGCTCACATACTGGATAGGTTCACCACAGAGATAACCAACTTTGAAGGAGACAATCTCGTTTGCTCGGTTCTCCATAATCTTGTTACAGATTTCCGGGCGAACTTCTTTCTTTCGGTATCTGATAGGCTGTTCACCTTTGTAATACCTGTAAAGATAATCAATCTCGCTTCGATTTAGAGCATGAGTTTCAAGGGCTTTCGCCAATACGTCTTGCACATTGTCTCGAGTGATTTCTCGCTCGCTGGTCTTGATGATACGTCTGCCACTCATAAGGCGAGTTTCGCTCAAGACCTTTGTTTCATCGACTACGTTTGCCACGATTGCCCCTCCTTTCCACAAAAATACAAAATGGGTGCATGAATTACATTCGAGGACTGAACCTCGTGCAATCATGCGCCCATAAAATAAATCTACTTATACCTATACTATTATAGCAACAAAGTTCTCAAAAGTCAAGTTTCTAATTCTGATTATTAGAATTATTTGTGGAAAACTTTGTGGAAAATGTGGAAAAACGGAATTACCATGGACGTTTGAAGATTTCCACGCTGTTCCCGGTCAAACTCTGTGCAAATTCAGCATATTGAGCCATGCCATCGGGAACATCATCGTTTTTATTCTTACCAGCAACGGTATAAGAACAGAGCATATCCATCATTTTTCCGTAGTCACTCTTTCGGGTGTAAAGAGAGCTGTCCTTGAACAGACAGTGTTCCTTGACCCATGCCGAGTTGACGATGATTTTCGTCTCCTTATTGGCAGTAGTGAACTTGGTCGTGATATGAGTAATACCGCCCTTGGCTTTAACACCCTCGGCAACCTTTTCAGCCACACGTCTTCCGGCAGAATTGGATTCAAAGCGACAGGACTTTACCTTATCCCTTACGAGAATCTCAATCAGCCTTGCGTCTACGATATTCGGGAGACCGTTATCACAAACACAATCGTCAATGTAATGGTCTTCACCATATACATATCCGACAGGAAGGAAGCAGTAGTCCTTACCTTTGTCCTTGGTATCACAGACACCAATAATTGCGTCCGGCTCGCCCGAAGGAAGCTCGAAATATCGTCTCAATTCGTCCTGTGAGTATACAAGACCTTCACGCTCGATAGGCTCATTCATATACAAAGCTCGCCAGCTTGCTTCGTCCATGATGTTCCTCTGCTCGTGATAGACCCTCGTAGTGAATCCGACACCGTAAGCATAATCGAAATTGGATTCGTCATTTTCATCGAGAGCCGGGATAACGATAAACTTCGCTCGGTCACTGTCGATATACTCACGCTCGAGCCTACCGATTACATCGTGAACCGACCAGCGAGTAGCAATATGCAGTTCCTTACACTTATCACCGATTTTACGTTGTCTCAAGTCAGTGGTGTATGTTTCCCACAGCTTGTCGAGACGTTCCTTCGACAGAGCTACTTCAATACCCGACACCAAATCGTCACAGTACAGGAGAGTAGCCGCTCGATACAGACCAGCGTTACCAGTACCGATAGAGGTAAATTCCAGTGTCTCAAAACGCTGTCTTTTATCAAGGTCAATACGACAATCCTTTGCATTTGTGCCGGAGACTTTAACCGCCGGGAACACATCTTGCCACAGGTAGTCACCGTTCT